TAGGTGGAACTAATGTTAGTGTAGCTGTTACAGGTTCTCAACTTACAGGAAGCGTTGGTGCTTCAACTGTTGTTGGAAACGCTAATGTAAATGTAACAGGATCTTTACTTCAATCTAGTATTGGTGCTTCAACTGTAGCATTGAATACACCTGTTAATGTAACAGGATCACAATTAACAATGTCTATGGGAGAAGAAACTCCTGTAGGTAATGCAATAGTATCGGTCACAGGATCTCAACTAACTGGAACTTTAGGAACTTTCTCAATTAGTGCTGACGGTAATGTAAGTGTAGTCGTCACCGAGCATGACATAATAATGACTGCAGGTGCACTTCAAAGTGTTACTGGAGATGCAAACGTCAATGTTACTGGAACACAGATAACAGCTTCTTTAGGTGAAGAAACAGTAGAGGTTAATACTCCTGTAAATGTGACAGGGTCTCAACTAACAACGGCAACAAATTCAGTAACTATAGATCTAAATACAGTAGTTTCAGTAACAGGTATTCAATTAACAAGTTCTATCAATAGTCCTCTTGTTACTGCTTGGTCTAATGTAGACCCTAATGTTACTAATACTTGGACTGAAGTAAATAAAGGAGTTTCTAATACTTGGACTGAAGTTGATAAGGCAGCTTAAAGAGGGTATAATACAGAATTATGGCATCAACATTTTCATCAGATCTTAAACTAGAGCTAATGGCTACCGGTGAGAATGCCGGTACTTGGGGAACTAAAACAAATACAAATTTAGAACTTGTTCAACAAGCAATAGCAGGTTTTGAATCTATAACTTTATCAAGTGGTTCTACAACAGCTTTAGTAATGAGTAATGCATCTATTTCTACTGCTAGAAATATGGTAATCAAATTTGCAACCATTACACTTGCAAGTTCATCAACAGTAACTATACCAGACTCAATAGAAAAATTTTATATATTTGATTGTACTGCTGTAACTAATCCTACAAACCTTACGATTAAAACTGTATCAGGAACAGGATTTGTACCAAATGTTTCTAAAATATTTGCAGCATACGCAGATGGTACAAACTTAAATGAAGTATCATTAGATACTTTAGGTGGTAGTATAGGTACAATTTCTATAGCTGATGATGCGGTGACAAACGCAAAGGTAGCTGACGATGCAATCCAAAGCGCACAACTAGCAGACAATGCTGTTTTGACCGCTGCCATTTCTAACGTAAATGTGACAACGGCTAAGATTGCTAACGATGCTGTGACTGCTGCGAAACTACAAAGAAAATTTACAATTAGTACATCAAGTCCATCAGGAGGAAGTGATGGAGACATTTGGTTTAAATATTCATAGGAGTTTTAATGGCTAATACCTATGGCAAAGTATCAGGAACATTTGAAGAAATACAAAATGCTTATGGAAAAGTATCAGGTGTTTGGAAAGAAGCAGACGAAATTTATGGTAAAGTTTCTGGAGTTTGGAAACTAGTCTTTGCAGCTTTTACGCCTGGTTCAATTCAAACCTTAAGTTCTGGTTCAGGAACTTTTTCAGTTCCCCAAGGTGCTAACGCAATTCACATTCAAGCAAGTGTCGGTGGCGGTGGAGGTTCTATTAAAGGAGCAGACTATGATAAAGCAGGTGGTGAATCATCTGGTGCTGGTGGAGGATCAGGTGCTTATGTATCTGATAAAGTATTTAGTGTTACTCAAGGTGAAACTTTAACTTATGCTATTGGTAGTGGTGGAGCCGCTAACAACAGTGGAAATCAATTTAATCTTTCTGCAAGTGGAGGTAACTCAACGACTTTATCAGGATCAAGTGCAGGAGCAATATTTACATTAAATGGAGGTGGTGGATCAAGTGGTACTGGAGGGGGAGTTAAAGGACCTTTGAGATCAAACAGTGCAGGTGGTGGAGGAACTGCTGCTGTTTCAACTTCACTTTTAATTACATCTGGAACTTTTAGAGATTCAGACGGCTCAACAAAAAATGTTACGACACTTACTTCTGGGCCTACAAGTAGTTTTAATGATTCTGGGAATGGTTCTTCAGGAAGTAATAATGGTAACTGTGGTGGTGACAACTGTAGAATTAATGGATCAGATGGTGCTGATTCTTATAATGGAAATATTAATGGTGGTACAGGTGGTTCTTCATCTGGTTCAGGTACAGCAGGAACTTCAGGAACACGTGGATCTGGTGGTGCAGGTGGAGCGGCTCAAGTAAATGGCGGCCGTACAAGTGGTGGTAGTGGTGGTAGTGGTGAAATTCAGTATAGATTTCTCAGAGTACAATAATTGTTTTTAAAACCACAAAAAATTATATTTAATTCAATACTTCAAAGATATAATTTAAAAGATATAAAGCCTAATCAATCTAATAATAATCAAGAACTCATAGATCAACTAGAAATTGATATAAAACTAAATGGATTACTATGCCCATTAGTGGTTAATAATGGTGTATTAATTGATGGTCACCATAGATATGAAGCTATCAAATATTTTTGTACAGAAACACTTGTATATGTGGTAAAGGATAATGATATGGAAAAATTATTATCTAAACTAAATAGTTATATTTGGTTTGACTATCAAGGTAAACTTGATGGAGACAGTTAGAATATTAGGTTCTTTAATAGGTATTTCAAAATTAAATAACTTTGAAAAAATTAACAAGGAATTAATACCTGTTATTGAAAAAGATATTTGTCCTCCTAAGTATAGAGATAAATATTATAAATCACATCAAACTGGATTTGCTTTTACTTCTGATAAAGCAGGACAATTAGATTCTTTTGAATCACTATATGGTGATCAATTACAATTAAATAAAAAATTTAATAATTTTTTTAATGAACTTAAAATAAATTTAAATACGTTTTTACAAAACTTAAAATACAAAGATGTTAATTATTTTATAACAAAATCATGGGTAGCATACACAGATAAAGGTGATCATATATCTGCTCATGATCATGGAGCAAGTCATTTTAGTTTTGTTTATTATGTTTTAAAAAATAAAAATCATTCCTCGATTACATTCTATGAACCAACTCAAAGATTCTATATGCCAGAGGCTACAGAATGGAATGATCAAAACCACCAAAGTCTATCTATCAATAATGAGCCTGGTCAATTAATTATATTTCCTAGTTCACTTAAACACGGAACACAAAAAACAGATGAAAAGTCCCCACGCATATCAATAAGTGGTGATATTATAATGACTTCAGAAACCAATAAAGTAAGTGAGATTTTAATACCTAACCCTGCTACTTGGATGAAGCTATAAAATGTTGTAAAATGGCTTATGCCTTTAAGAAATGTAAGAATAGCCCCAGGTTTTAATAAAGCAGATACTCCTTCAGGAGCAGAAGGCCAATGGATTGATGGAGACTTTGTAAGATTTAGATATGGCCAACCAGAAAAAATAGGTGGTTTTACAGCTATAGGCCAAGAAACTATATCCGGACCTACACGTGCTCAACATACTTGGACAGACTTAGAAGGAAATAGATATGCAGCATTAGGTACTTCAAAAGTTTTGTATATTTATTATGAAGATAAATTTTATGATGTAACTCCTTTAGCAACAGCAATTACAGGAGCAACTTTTACATCTACAAATGGATCTAATACAGTTACAGTAAATAAAACAAGTCATGCTTTAGATGTTGGGGAATATGTAACATTTACTTCGGTAACTTTACCTGGTGGTGGGGCCACAGGTTTTACTGTAGCAAATTTTCAAGATTTTACTTATGAAGTTCTAACTGCACCAAATGCAAACACTTTTACCATTCAAATGAAATCAAATGAAACAGGTACAGGTATGACTGCAGCAGGATCTGCAAGTATTAATCCTTATGAAGAAATAGGACCGACGATTCAAACATATGGTTATGGTTGGGGTACAAGTACATGGAGTAGATTAACTTGGGGTTCAGGTTCTACAACTTCTTCTGTTGTATTAGATCCTGGTAGTTGGTCTTTAGACAACTTTGGACAACAACTTATAGCAACAGTAAAAGACGGTAAAACATTTGTT